CGGCGGTAGCGACGACCGCCTTTGTTTGTTTGGCAGACCGTAGCACGTTTCGTCCGCCGAAACTCGAACAGCGCCTCTGGCCTCTGCTGCTAGAAACGACTTAGTCATGAGCGCCCTTTCTCCCCACACGGACGCTGACGCTCGTGCTAACGGCAAGTGTGGGTGGACGCAGACTCACACGGGGAACCCCTGCCAGTACACGGAAGGATACGGCCGCGAGAGCGAGACAGGACTCTGTTACAAGCATGTCGGCCAGGCTCGAAGTGAAAGTATGCAGGGGAAACAAAACGCGCTCGGGAACAAGGGCGGCGACGCCGAACCTGGGAATACACTCGCCGCCCGCCACGGTTCGTGGATGGACGAATACAAGTTCTACTCAAAGTTCCTCACCGAGGAAGACAAAGAACTGCTCAAACACCTCGTGGATGATATCTATGCGGACTACTACACCGACTTCCTCGATATCCACGACTCGATTCGCAAGGGCGAACAAGTCGAATTATTCCGACTGGCGGTGACGCACGTGAAGGACATCGTCCTCGATAACTGGTCGGAGGATCGTCCGGACTCACTCGCTGAATCGGGAAACCCACTCGTCGACCGCGAAACGCACGTCTCTGAAACCGGAACGGAGTACTACCGCTACAAGGAGTCGGTCGTGATCGCCGCCCAACAGAAACTCTCTCGCGATCGCCAACGCTGGCTCAAAACGTATGGCCTCGATCGTTCGGGCGAATCCGACACTGCGGCGAACCTCGGCGGAGCCATGATGGAGGCGCTACAAGACGCCTACAGAGGTGACTCAACCGATGAGTAGTATTGACGTACCCGAAATCCCGGAGCGAGCGGCTCGTCTCGCCGATGAACGCGCTAGCCACTCGGCCACCGACGACCTCGCACAATTCCGCAACCTCTATTCGGACCTCATCAAACGCGCCCAACGCGACGACCCGACGTGGCTCGAAGACGCGATCGAAACAGTCCTCGGAATCACGGTCACGCGTGCCCAGCGAGACATCTGCCGCGCGATCGTCGAGAACCACAAGATCCTCGTCGTCACGGCCAATGGGCTGGGGAAATCGTACATCCTCGCGGCGATCACGATCGTCTGGCTCCTGTTCAAGTACCCGGCCGTGTCGTTCGCCACGTCGGGGACGGAAAAGAAGATGAAGCGGACGTACTGCAAACCAATCAAGAATTTGCACGAACACGGTCGCTTCGGGACCCAACTACCAGGCCAGTACAAGCACTCGCCCGAACGGATCGAGTTTGAGGAGAACCCCGAACACTACTTTGAGGCCACGTCGCCGGAAGACGCGGGCGAATTGGAAGGAGTTCACTCAGCGTTTACGCTCTCGATCATCGAGGAGGCGGACAAGAAGGACGTCGACGGTGACACTGTTGACGCGATGGACTCACTCGCCTCCGACCCACAGGACCGGATCGTTGCGATCGCGAACCCGCCGGAAGACGAGTCTAACGTCGTCTACGACCTCTGGCACAACGACCCGACCTGGGAAGTCGTGCAGTTCTCTAGCTTTGAGTCGCACAATGTACTCGTCGAGCGCGGCGAAGTCGATGGCGAACCCATCGACGGCCTCGCGACACTCTGGAAGATCAAACAGGACTGGCTCTCGTTCACAGGCCGCGAGTGGCCAGGCTACGAAGCCGCGAAAACCTCGCAGACGGACACCTCGCTCGATAAGCGGTGGTTCCGTCGCCGGCTTGGGCTTATTCCGCCGGCAGGAGCGGGCGTCCATCGGCCGATTACGACGACCGACGCCGAAGCCGCCCACGAACGGTCGATCGTCCAAACGACCGGTGTCCCAGCAGGAATCGGGCTCGACGTCGCCCGCCACGGCGGTGACAAGAACGTCCTCGCCGCGGTGTGGGCTAGAGGTTCGACATCAACCAACCGGCCGTACATCCAGATCGTCGATACGTGGCGCGGAACAGACCACAACGAGAATGAAGCCCGTGTGCGCCGCCTCCTCGATGAACTCGGCACGCCACAGGACGCTGGCGACGCGCCGTTGTTCCCGACGGACGCTATCGGCGAGGGGTCGGGACTCGCGGATCGAATCAGCACGTTCTACCCCGAGCATTATCGGTTCAAGAGCGGGTCAGACGCGCTCGACGATACGGAGTACAAGGACAAGTGGTCTGAAGGTCTCTCCCATCTTGGCGACACGCTCGGCACTGCGACGTACGGCGACACCGATCTCCGCGAACAACTCCTTGCCGCGAGCCGTGTTGTCGAATACGAACGTCGGTACTACTCGTCGCGCGATGACGAAGTGCTAAAGGCAACATCTAAATCCAAGGTCGAAGACCAACACGGTTCGTCGCCCGACCATCTCGACGCGGCCATGATGGCCTGTTGGGCGGCACAGGTCGAACTAGGACGACCCACCATCGAGTCGAATCACGGCGGCATCGCCTCATTCTAATGAATCAAGATAGTGACGAGTGCCGGTCGTGCGGCACCACGCTCGATAGCCCGTTCACCCGGTCGCGCGGGTACTGTGATGACTGCTATCGAAACCGCCACGGAGCTGTCATAAAGTGAGCGACAACGGTATTTCGGATACAATCAGCCGCGCTGTCGACCGCGCCCGCCATCACGCTCAAGACGAGTTTCCGGACGGTGCAGAGACGACACTAAACTTAGTCCTGTGGGACGACGGCGACTTCAGGATCGAGATAATTCATGGGCTGGACGTTCCTCACCCGGAAATAAAGGGCCGTGAGTGTATATTCTATTATTCCGGCGAGGGAACGTTCGGCTACCGTCACATCGAAGAACGACTCGAGTGGCGGGGCGATCGGGTCGTTGATGAACGCGTCCTAGAGGTCTATCCGTGACACGAGATCACCTGGGCCGACCTACCGAAGAACAGGTCTTCGTCGTCGGTGAGCGCCAGGGCACCCAGGCTGGCGATCGGGACTTCGTCTGGGAAGAGATCGGCAGCCACGACGGAACGAGGGGGTCAGGACTACGCGGCCTCGAAACCGAAGCCGTCGCGGGAACGACAGTCGAACTCGACGGCAAGATAGCCGACGCGTATCGCGAGGGGCGACTCGACCGGATCTCACTCAAACTCGCTGATTCTGACTCTGGCCCCGGCAGCCAGCAAACCGACGACGCGGAGAACCCCGACCGGACCCATACAACGGTCCCGACACTCACCCAGTCGGTGCGGGGGTACATCCGTCCCCCATACGACCCCTCGTCGCTAGCGACCTTCCGTCAGAAAAACGGCACCCACGACCGTTGTGTTTCCTCGAAAGCGTCGAGCACAGGGGGGTCGGGGTTCGACGTCGTCTCGCACGCAAGCCACGGCCGAACCGACGACGACGGCGGTGACGATGACGGTGACGATGAGGCACCTGAGGGCGAGGAACAAACCCGCGACTTCTGGTTCGGACGCGACACCGTCTTTCAACTCGGCCCGAACGACCAGCAGGTCGCCCCCGACGATATCCTCGAAGCCACACGCGAAGACGTCGAGTCAATCGGCTACGGCGCGATCGAGTTTTGGTACAACCGCCAGGGCGAACCAGTGGGAGCTGCTCACGTCCCGGCACAGAACATTCGCCGACGCACTGACGACGCCGGCCCTGGATTCGTTGCTCTCGATTCGATCGGCCGGATCAAGGAGTTCTACGCTCCACTGGGGGCGCGGCCTAACAAGCATGTCGACGAGGACGATCGATCCGACGAGTCCTATTTCGTCGACCGATGGACGGGCGAGAAACACGAGACACGAGAGGGTGCCGGGACGGCCGCCAACGAACTCCTGTTCATCCAGAACTACTCGTCGATCTCACCGAACTATGGGTTACCCGACTGGATTTCTCAGGCTCCGACGATCGTCGCAGACGGGGCGGCGAAGAGATACAACGCTCGCCTCCTCGAAAACGACGGTGTCCCGCGCTTCATCGTCGCTGTCGAAGGCGGAAAACTCACGGACCGGGCCTACGACGAACTCAGAGAGAAACTCCGCGACCTCTCGGAGGAGGAGAACACCGGTCGGGGCATCCTCATAGAAGCCGAGCGGATCGTCGAAGGCGAGGATGTCTCAGTCCGGATCGAACCACTCACCGTCGGCGTCGAAGAGGATCACTCGTGGGGGAACTTCCGTGAAGCGAACGAGAAGGATATCGGCGCGTCGCACGGCTGTCCGCCAGCGATCTACAACCCGACAGATAACAACTACTCGAATCAGTGGGCCCAACTCCAAAACTACGCCCGCGAAACGATCGAACCGCTTCAGGAACGGTTTGCGGAACTCATCTACCGGGCGTTTCACGTTCGCGTCTTGGGCGCGCCGGGCGTCACGCTCGACTTTCATCATAACTTAGCGCAGAACGATAAACGCCAGGCCGAGGTGGCCCAAACGAAATGGAACGCGGGCGGGCAGTTCGCGATGACGTTTAATGAAGTCCGAGAGAGCATCGGTCTCGAACCCGAGACGGACGAGGACGACGAACCCACCTCGCTCGGCGAGATGTCCATGTTCAAGATCCAACAGCGCATGGCTGGCGGCGGGGGCGGCGGCTCTACTCCGGCAGACGACTCGCCCACCACCACCGAAACGCCAGAGCAACTGCCGGCCACCCCTGGTCCTGCTGCATCGGAGCCCGCGACCGCGACGCGAGCAACGACAGCCGCAGATCCGAACCCAGATTACTCGCTGTTCGGTGACGGGGTCGACAACGCTCATCAGGACGCTAGTCGACCACTCGAAGCGGCAAAATCCTCGAAACACGCGGCCTACGAAGCCGGCGATACGGTCGAATACCGCGACGGCCAACAGGGGATGGTCGTGGAAGTGTGGACATCCGGCACCGTTTCGTGGCCTGTCGGCGAGGAAGACTCCGAAGACGTCGAAACCGACACGGACGACCCGCTTTATCTCGTCGTCCGAGCCACTGGCGGGTCGGAACTATTCAACGAATCGGAACTCGCTGAAACTGACGACTTCCTCTCGGACGCGACAGGCGGCGATCCGGGCGCTCTTGCCGAAGACGGCGAGACGGCAAAGCTTTACGACGCCGTGGAAGATCCGTCAGATCCTGCCGAGTGGGACACTGCAAAAGCAGTTATACACAAACTCAACCTTCCAGGAGTTGACGATCCTGAAGTAGGGTTCTCTTCACTCCCCAATGGCTGGACGCGCCTATCGGTCCTGAAAGCCTGGCGCTCGCTCGGGATGTCGTTCACCTCGTGTGTCGCCGATATGCAGGGCGAGATCCGCTCACCAAAGCGGTGGTGTGCCGCCATGAAAGACGAAGTCTTGATGACAGAGCGCTGGAGAGGGCGGTTCTAGCCTCGTCCGTGCCGATGTCCTGCCAACATCACCCGACAGGCGGCCACACTACCGAACGCAATCGTCCACCAGACGAACGCGATGTCCGCGAGCAACAGGCGGCGGCAATCCACGAGCAACTGACGGCCGCCCACGAGGCAATCCTCGCTGCGGTCGCGGGCACCGGCGCTGTTGCCATCTCGCTCTCCTCACTCGCCCTGGTTCGGCGAGCCATCTCACTCCGTTTCAGCCGCTACGACGACGCTATTGCCGATGCTTTCCGTGAGACGGCCTACGGGGGAGCAGAGCGCGGCCGTGAGACGACGGTTCGCCGGTTCGATCTCGATACCGAACCGACATTCTCACGCACCGACGGCGGCCCGCTCCCCGAACGCGACCCGTTCGACGCGACCCGCCGCGACTTAGATCGGGGTGCCCGAAGAGACTGGAATCTCGTCAAGGGACGGATGGCTGACGACATTGCGGGTTCGATCGTCGACGCGAACGACGCTGGGATGAGTCGTGAAGAAATTGCCGATCGACTTCGGTTCAAACTCCCATCGGCTGGTTCCTACGAAGCCGAACGGATCGCCGACGCGGAGCTATCGATGGGGATCGGCCGGGGGCAACTCTCGGCGTTTCAGGATTCCTCAAACGACTCGAAACGGTGGGGGACGCAGCTGGATTCGCGGGTCCGCGTGAGCCACCGGGCAATGGAGGGCGTTCGCGTCCCACTCGGCGAGCCGTTCGTCGTCGGCCCCTCGCAAAGTCCGGCGCGATACCCTGGCGACTGGCGCTTACCCCCACGCGAGCGACTCGGGTGCCGCTGCTTCCTCACGATCTGATCATGACCGACCAAAACACTACTGAGACGTCCGAGTCGGACGGCGGCGATACGACACCGGACGACGATACGGAAGAGAATGTCCCCGGGGTCGAATCGTCACCCGGGCCCACTAGTAACCGACCCCACCCTACTTCGCTCGGTCTGACGACCTCGCTCGTTGAGGGTGGGGCTTTGATGTCGAACTCGTCCTCAAGTACGACCCGGACCTTTCAGGGTCCGGTCAAATCGTCTTCGGAGTCTACATCCGCATCATTCAGGGGTAGGCTACTGTACCCCCTGATACCGAAGACATTTGCGACGGTATCAGTGTCATCGAGTACGCTTCGACGGGATGTATACCTATCGTACCGCAGAACAACGTGTGCGGTCTCCTCCCCCGCCTACTCGCTCAATCACTCGGCCAGTGGCGGGCCGTCGGCCCGCCACGCCGTCGCTCGCTCGCTCCTGGAGGCGGGGGGCTCTGACCTGTTATGACAACTGAA